AGATTTTCCAGAGAAAAAGTAGAGTTTGCCATCATCTGATTTTGTTACAGTTAAAAAGTCTTGGGTATCAGCAATATTTACATATTTACCTGAAATATCTTTATCACCACAAGCGGTTAACATCGCAGATAAGCCAATAGCGGTTAAAGCAGTAATGAGTTTCTTTTTCACAATTGCTCCTTATGTCGTGATCAGTTTGAAATGAAAGATTGATAAAAAAATAAAATGCACCGATTTCATCGGTGTGTACCGTCAGTGTGAGGTGTAATTTTCATCATTGGTTTTCAATGTTGAAACTTACAGACAGCATTCTACCCCCCCCCCCTGAAAATAATGTAAATGCTTATTTTTGTGGTTATTTTTAGAATTTTGCATATAAAAAAACTGCTCAAGCGTTTTCACACTTGAACAGTTTGTTTCCACAGTAATATAAAAAATTAACACATTGTTACAAATTCTTCCGAACCAGTCGGATGAATTGCCACTGTATCATCAAAATTAGACCTCCTTATGTTTGATTCTCAAACATCTTCCAAAACGGCACAATCTCAATCACTTTGCTATCAACAATCATTTTATCTTCCTGATCAAAAGTAACGATAACGCCTTGCTCCAATTTAAAGAAATTCATTGCATCAACTAAGCCGTCCCGTTCTCGGGCGATATTTTCGGCGTTTAGTTGCCAGCAGACTTGGATAAGTTGTATCAGAGTGCTGTTTTGACAGACCACAAAATCGCATTCTTTGTTGTTTTCGTTGTAGTAATACAGCTCGGAAAATTGTCGTCTAAGCTCCCAAAATACGGCATTTTCCAGTTTTCTGCCGAGATCTTGGCTGAAAGATGGGCTAATTACACGTTGTAAACCATTGTCGATAAAATAGACTTTTCGTGGGTTGGCGAGCTGGGTTTTGTAAGAATAGGCAAATTTTGGCAACAAATGAACCACATAGGCTTGCTCTAAATGCGAAAGATATTCCTGTACGGTGGAAGTGCTTTTTACTTCAAGGCTTTGTTTGAGTTTGTTTGCACTGATTAAATTACCTACGTTACCTGCCAAGAAAAGCAACAGACGCTTCATCGCACGTTCATCACGAATGCCGAAACGGACGATAATATCGCGGTATAAAATATCGTTAATCAAGGCGTTTAAAATCTCGTCTTCATTGAATTGCAGATATTGCGGAAAACCGCCGAGAGTCAAATAATCTGAGACCGCCTCAGCATTTTTTGCCTTACCGAGAAATTCGCAAAATTCCACAAAAGAGAAAGGGAAAAGCTCTTTGCTGATGTGCCGCCCTGTCAGTTTTGTGCCTAGCTCACGGCTGAGCAAAGAGGCATTAGAACCCGTTGCCACCACTTGATAGCCCTGATCAAGTTTACCACGCACATACACTTCCCAGCCATCAATCACTTGGATTTCATCAAAATAGAGTGTTTGAATCTGTGGGTTTTCTGCAATGATTTCATCGAGTAAGGCAAAATCGCTAAACTCAAAATTAAAAAGTTGTGGAGTATCGAAGTTGAGGAAGAGATAATCATTTTCTGCTTGTTTCTTAATAAGTTGAGTGAGCAATGTGCTTTTCCCACTACGACGAATACCCGATACCACCAAGGCAAAATTAGGCAAAATTTTGATTTTCTCCAGCATTTTGCGAGGGTAGGTCTGTTGCGATGATAACTGCTGTTGCTGGCTTGTAATAGCTTGGGTAATTTCTGATTTTAACAACATAAACTCACTCCTTATCAATCTGTTTGTTACTAACAAACAAAAATATTCGATACTAATGAAAGCTATTTTATGCTAAAAATAGAGAGAAAGGCAAAGTGTTTGTTGCTATCGAACAATAGTGTTTGATAGTAATGAATGATTTTGTTTTTTTCAATTCTTTTGAGTTTTTCCCTTTTTTAAATGAGAAAATGCCATATCACTACAGTTTTTCTGAGGAAAGTTGTAACTATTACAAATGTCACAATACAGTTTTCTGATTTTGCGATTAAACCGCAATGATATGTTGCCTATAATGTGATATAGCAATTTTTGATAATAAGGTGGAATTAAAGTATAAACACAATGCGAAGTTGTTAGAACTGCTGAATCCGAGTTATAAATCAGACTAAAAAAATGCCGTCGAAAAATTTTTTTAGACGGCATCAATTTAATTTTAATTACTAAGATGTTTTTTTATTTCAGCTTCTATTTCCAAAACGGATTTTTCAATAGTTTCTATTTTTGAGTCAAATTGGTTTTGTTGAAATTTTCTCGCTTCTAATAAATTATTAGCTAACTTATCAACTTCATTCCAATAGTCGAATTTTAATAGCTCTGGTTCCCTAACTGTTTCAAGAAAATAACCAAAACCTTGCGATGTTTTTATAGGCTTGATATCATTTGCAATAACATAAAGCTTGTCATCATTTGTTGCTAACCAATGCTCTGAAATAGTATATCCATTAGGTAATTTTTCTTTTTGATCCGTACCAAAACCTATACATCGAATCCAATATGTATCCATTGCTGCATTCATAGCTGATGCTTGTATCGATTCCAAAGTATTTTTTTCTTTGCAAAAATTATTCTTAATTCGTTTTCTGCGATTACGTATTTCTTCTGGTAATTTATGAATTTCTTTTTCTTCTATATCCCAAAAGGCATATTTAGCAACTTCCATTTCAAATCCAGAAATCGCATCTAAATAGTAAGAAATACCATGTAAGTATTTCTCAAATTTTTTAATACCTGGTACACCAAAATCTGATTTGTAAATTTGCTGGATAAGCAAGTAAGGTAGATAAAAAGGTCCTAATGCTTTCTTTTCATTTAAACTAAGGTTCGAAAAGATAAATTTTCCTTCATTTTCAATAATACTCTTATCTGTTGCTAATGGATCATCTTGATGCCCTCTCCAAAATTTTTCACAAAATAAATTATATGCTTTTCGAGCATTAGATACGTAACAGGTAGGCATTTCCTGTACACCTAATGCAGCCATAGCTACATTGGGACATTCATTAAGCAATCTGTACAACGGATATAAACCAACATCTTTTACATCATCTAATGTGGATTCCTCGGTTAAACGCTCCATACGTTGAATAGTACAGTTATCCAAACTTATTTGAATAGCTTCTTTACAACAGTTCTTTAATTTGACATGGCAAATTAACAAATCAATATTATCGTTATTAAAGTTTGGTGTATATATTCTCACTTCATTACTAGACATATAATAGTTCCTGTATGTATTAGATACTTTAATTTTAAATAAAACCAATTATTTATTCAAAATACCACCTTCTTCAAAAAACTCAAACATATTCCCCTCAAATTCGTCCATCGTTATCACATATTTCGGGTAGTTGTCTTGGATTTTCAGCAAGCTGCGAAATTCCCGTTTCAGTGTTTTTCTTCGTTAATGGTCAGCGTGTCTTGTACATAAAGGCGTTTGCCGTTTTTTCTGCGATGAAGTCGATCTCTTGGCTGTTTAAACCGCCGATTTTGATATTGTGACCTGCGATTTATAGATAATTGAAAATCGTGTTTTCAAGCAATTTGCCAAGGTCTTACACTCGGTGGTTGATTAAGGTGTTGCGTAAGCCTAAATCTTCAAAATGGTATTTTCACTCGATTCAAAAACTTGTTTGCATTCAATATCATTATGACATTTTATGGATTAAAAAGGCGTTGGCAAGGTATTCTGTATAGTTCTGCATCTGTGTGGTGGAGGCGGAAATCTTCTGCGATTTTAAGACATCCGAAAATTTTTTAGCGGAAAGATGATTACCAATATTACTTGCCAAAAATTGCACATTTCGCAAGGCATAGTGGTTCACAATTACAAATACGATTCCTTGAGCGGAGAATATCAAAGGAATGTCCGCAATACCATCTGTAAATCTAATACCTCTGGAACGGCGACCACGCCACAGCATTTTCAGTGGCTGGCAACTGCTTAAACACAAGGCGGTCTCTTAAATTTAGTGACAGACTGGTTTGGGTAATCCCAAAGGTATAAGACGCCTTTACCAGCAAAACTTTATACGATGAAGACCGCGCTGCCGTAGATACGCTTAACGACAAGATACTTCCGTTCTTTGAGAACCAAGGATCACCGATGTTATGCATTTTAACTGACCGTGGTAGTGAGAATCACGATGATGAGCTTTATTGATGATGTATCCAAAGAGTGAAAAAGATAATATGAATGCCGCAGAAAAAGCGATTTTAAAATCAATCGTTGATCAATTAAAAGGAGATTAAAAATGGATAAAAAATTATTTGATCGTCTAGTTAAAAGTGCTGAACATCATTGAGCAACAACCACAAATTATTGATACTTTAAGAGCAATTTAACTATCAAAAAGCAAGCCGCGCTTGCTTTTTTGTTATCCTCAAATCCACATCGCAAACTGCTACCCTCTCCAACTAAATTTTCTAACAATGACGCTATTCATTAAGCTGTAATGGAGCGTTTATGTCCGCAGAAAATAACCGCAGAATTGAAAACCTGATCCGCTATGGCGTGATTGCCGAAGTGGATTGTGCTAAACGACGTGCCAGAGCAAAATCAGGCAATATTTTAACGGATTGGTTGCCGTTTTTGACTTTTCGCGCCGGAACAACCAGAAGTTGGTCACCGGTGACGGTGGGTGAACAATGTTTGATTTTGGCGGAAGGCGGTGATTTAACGACGGCAACGTTGCTCGCCGGCGTCTATAGCTTGGCTTTTGATACGCCCAGCGTAAGCCCTGATGAACACGTGATCGTGTTCGCTGATGGTGCGAGTGTTGTTTACAACCAAAAAACACACGCTTTAACGGTGAGCGGTGTTGCCACCGCAAAAATCAGCGCAAGCACCAGTGTGACGTTGGAAACGCCGGTGGTGAAATGTACGCAGGATTTGGAAGTGGCGCAAAACGTGCTGATTGGCGGTAATTTATCAATGACAGGCAAAAGCGGCGGCGGTAATGCCTCGATTAAGGGAAATGTGGATATTCAAGGCGGTGTCACTAGCGGCAGCGATGTGGTCGCCGGCGGTATTTCGTTGCAGAAACATACGCATCCGGGTGATAGCGGCGGCACAACAGGGAAAGCGCAATGAATAGTGAAAACGGCGCAATGATCATTGACGAAGTTGAGCATATTCGCCAGTCAGTACGAGATATTGTTATCACTGCTATCGGCACCAGATTGCAGCGGCGAGATTACGGCAGTTATCTTTATCAGTTGATAGATAAGCCGGTTAATCAGGCGTTGTTGTTGCAGCTGTCGGCAGTTTGTGTCAGTGCGCTGCGACGATGGGAGCCACGTATTGATATTGAGCGTTTTATGGTGAGGGTGGAGCAAAACAAAGTGGTGGCAGAGTTGTGGGCGGTGTTGAAAGGCACGCAACAGTCGCTGGTTGCATCATTGGTATTAAGAGAGGTTTAAATGTCGGAGTTAGTTGATTTATCAAAAATTCCGCAGCCGGATTTTATTGAGCCGTTAAATTTTGAAGCGATTTTTAATGCGAGAAAGGCGGCATTTTTGAATTTAATTGAAGATGAAGCACAAAAAGCGGTGTGGCAAACTCGATTGGCATTGGAAAGCGAGCCGGTGGTGATGTTATTGCAAGAAAACGCCTACCGTGAATTATTGCTTAGACAGCGTATTAACAACGGCGCGCTGTCGGTGTCGCTGGCACACGCCGCCGGTGCGGATCTGGATGCGGTTGCTGCCAATTACAATGTGGCTCGTCTGGTGGTGCAGCAGGCGGACAACAGTGTTGAGCCGCCGATTGCGGAAATTTTAGAAAGCGATGAAGCGTTGCGTTACCGGGTGCAATTGGCTTTTGACAGTATCAGCACTGCCGGTGCGAAGTCCGGCTATCGTTATCACGCCTTGAGTTGTGATGGGCGCGTGGCAGATGTGGATGTGTTCAGTCCGCAGCCTTGTTGTGTGACGGTGTCGGTGTTGTCGGTGGCAAATGACGGTCAAGCGGACAGCAGTTTGATTGAAAAGGTTAAACAGGCATTAAATGATGATAATGTGCGACCGGTTGCCGATCGGGTGACGGTGCAATCGGCACAAATACATCGTTATCAAGTGAGCGCAAAACTTTATTGTCGACGTGGCCCGGAACAGCAGCCGATTAAACAGTTGGCAGAAAAACGCTTGCTCGATTTTGTCGGACGAAAAGCCAGATTGGGCATTGATATTAATATTTCTGCATTACACGCCGTGTTGCACGTTGAAGGTGTGCAGCGTGTTGAAGTGTTGGCGCCAAGTGAAAATATCGTATTGGCGCACGACCAAGCTGGTTATTGCGAAGCGGTGCATTTAGAGGTGGTTGTTGATGAATAACAAACAGGCATTGTTGCCGCCGGGAGCAAGCCGTTTAGCGCGACAAGCTGCTGAAATATGTGCGGCTGCCGAGGCAGTTAATTTTGATTATAGCGATTTGTGGAATGCGGACAAATGCCCTGAAGCGTTGTTGCCTTTTTTTGCGTGGGCGTTATCGGTCGATTACTGGGAGGAACGTTGGAGCGAAGCGCAAAAAAGAATGGCAATTAAAGCGGCGTTCGCCAGCCATCGGCAAAAAGGAACGATTGTTGCGCTCAAGCGGATTATTGAGCCGTTTGGCTTTTTAACGGAATTAAAAGAATGGTTTCAAACCCAACCGCAAGGCGTGGCAGGCACATTTAGCCTCACCATTGAAGTGCCGGAAACCGGCTTGAACGAACAAACCTATAACGAGTTGGTGCGATTGATTAATGATGTGAAACCGGTGTCGCGGCATTTAACCACCCTTGCCATTGCGGTATCTCCAACAGGCAAGATGAATTTTTTTATCGGACAAAATACAGGTGAAATTATCACCGTTTACCCAAAATAAGGAATTTTTATGGCGAAACAGTATTATTCGGTCTTAACTGATTACGGCACGCAAGTGATTGCCGGTGCCATTGCAAGCAAACAGCCTTTGCAAATCACGCAAATGGCAGTGGGTGATGGTGAGGGACGCACGCCCACACCGGACAGCCGTAAAACAGGCTTAGTGCGTGAAATGCATCGTGCCGATATTAGTGCTATCTCCGTTGATCCGCGTAACGACAAGCAAATTATTTTTGAGTTGACTATCCCTGAAAATGTGGGCGGCTTTTGGATTAGGGAGATGGGGATTTTTGATAACCAAAATCGCCTTGTGGCTTATGCCAACTGCCCTGATAGCTTTAAACCAGAATTAACCAGTGGCAGCGGCAAAGTGCAAGTGGTGAGAATGATCTTGTTGGTTAGCTCATCAGATGCGATTACCCTTAAAGTGGATGACAGCGTGATTTTCGTTACCCGTGGCCAACTCACCCCGAAAGCCATCACCGCAACCACAAAAAATGCCGTGGACGAAACCGGTCACAGCCACGAAATCGACAAAGCCAGTACCAGCCAAGCGGGTATTGTTGAGCTAGACAGCAGAATAAACAGCAAGGCAGAAAATAAAGCAGCTACGCCGAAAGCAGTTAAAACCGCCTATGACAAAGCCAAAGCTGCCGACGACAACGCTAACACGCGCGTCAGTAAAAGCGGCGGCGAGATGACAGGCGGCTTGAAGCTAAAAGTAAATTACGGCGTGTCTGAAAAGAAATGGGATTACAGCGGCTTTTATGCCGGCAGTGCCACTCTTAATAATGAAGCTTTGCCTTATTTTCAAATTCATATCGGTTCATATGGCGGCAATACCGCAGGGTATGCTAAAAGCCTAGGCTTTAATTTAACTGATTATAAAGCTTATGTGATGAATTGGAACTCAGGGGGTGAATATGCAGGCAAGAAAGAGATTTTAACCGAACTGCACCGTAGCGATTTCGTCACTTCAACCAGCAGTGAAACCGTAGCGACCAGTAAAGCCGTCAAAACCGCTTATGATAAAGCAGTAGACGGTGTGAATAAAGCCAATGCAGCACAAACGGCGGCGAATAATGCGCAAACGACCGCCAATGCCGCTATTCCAAGCAGTAAAAAATCCGATTCCGTCGCTTCAATCAGCAGTGAAACCGTAGCGACCAGTAAAGCCGTCAAAACTGCCTATGACAAAGCAGTAGATGGTGTGAATAAAGCCAATGCAGCACAAACGGCGGCGAATAATGCGAACAATAATGCCAATAAACGTGTATTGGACAGCATGAAGGTGTCAAATTTAAACACTTTGAGTGGTTCGCAGGTTTTTTTCTGTGATAGATCTCCAATCGGAGCGCCACCTTGGATTGGCAAAATTGATTTTAACGGTATACACATTGACAGCGGTTTGCAAAGATTTCAGTTGGCAAGCATCGATTATAATGATTTGCGTTATCGGTTTAACGATGATAATAGCGGAGTAGCCGGTGCTGGTGAGTGGAGTCATTGGCGACGTATTGCGATGATAGAGGATTTCACACAAGACCTCGCGGCGACCGGTTGGTGTAGATTACCAAACGGTTTACTGTTGCAATGGGGTGCCGGCAGCGGTGCAGGCAAAAAACAATTTCCGGTGGCGTTTAGGCAGGTTTATCAAGTGGTGAACTCATCAACGTGTGGCGGTGATGCTAATTATGATTTGGATTTGTTTTTTAACAATACTCACGTGTGGGGGCGTTATCAAACGAATATCCGCTATTTCGCCATTGGCGAGTAGAAGACCGCCGGGTGGCGGTCAAAAATCCAGCTGTTCAGGATGAATATTTAACGCATTAGCAATTTTCTGTTTGGTGCTTTTGCGTAAGCGTGAGGCGGTTTCATATTGGCTGTAGGCAGATTGAGAAATGCCTAAGCGTGATGCCACTTCAGCTTGTGTGAGTTTGAGAAATTCACGCCACGCACGCACCGCAGACACATTTTGTGTTAAGGCGATGGCGGCGACCTCATAAGGCACACCGGTATCCAGAGGATTTTTTAAGCCGGCTTTGTTTTTAAGCCATTCTAAGGTGGCAAGCGGAACAACGGCAAACGCCGGATTGCCTTGTTCGTCATTAATGTATTGGATATTAGTAAGTGCGTTCATCACGTTTTTTTACCTCTTCAATGGAAATAACGCTTAATGCGTCACCGACAAGTTGGAAAAATACCCGATAACGCCCAACACGCAAGCGGTAAGGGTATTGATGATTGATTAACGTTTTGATATTGACACAATGTGGGAACTGTTTCAACGCTTCACATTTAGCAATAATGGTCGCTCGCTCAGGGATGCGGCGAAGTTGTTTCAGTGCTTTTGGTTGGAAGATTAAGGTTTTCATTGTGTGATTAAATAAGTTATTTAGTCTTATATTATAACTAAAAATATAAGTTTTCAAGGAGCAACAATGTACTATTTCGACAAAATAACGTGTAATTTTTATCCGGCAGAGGGTGCTGAAAGCTACTATCCGGATGTCGATTTTTCGCAAATGAAACAGGTGGATGAAGCCACATTTCAGCGCATTATCAACGGCGATGGCGCACGCGCCGCCGATGATGACGGCAATCCGATTTTAATTCCGAACGCACCAAGCCAATACCACATCTGGAACGGCACAGAATGGGTGATTTCTGACGAAGGTGAGGTGGGGTTGCTTGCCCAACAACGAAACCAAATCCGCACACAAATCAACACCAAACGCGATGCGTGTGTAAACGGTGGTGTGTATGTGCCGGAGATTGGCAAATGGGTCGATACGGACGAAAAAGGGCGTGCAACATTGGTGGAAATCAAAGCCGATTTTGATTTAAACGGAAAAGAGGATAACGGCGAACCACGCATTTTTACGCTGATTTGTGCCGACAACACAGCACAACCGTTGGATTTTGACAAATTTAAAGCGGTGTGGAACGCCGCGGCGAAGCTAAAAGAAAGTATGTTTGAAAACGCCTATATGCACAAAATTTTGTTAGAACAAGCTGAAAATCCGCTTGAGTATGATTGGTCGATAGGTTGGGCAGAAACCTTTGAGGAGCATCAAAATGCACAAATTAAGACAACTGAAACAGAAGAGTAAACGTTGGGCTTATCACGTTTTAATAGCGATTGACCAACTTTGCAACGCCCTAACAGGTGGCGGAGCGGATGAAACCTTTTCCAGCCGTTGTTACCGCCGTGCGGTGTTGGCAGACAAGCCGAAAAAGCGCTGGCGTTTTTGGTTTAAATTTGTCAATGCCTTGTTTCGCGATCCGAAACATTGCCAAACGGCGTATGAAAGCGAGTTAAAACGCAGGCAATATCCAGAGGATTTTGAGATAGTTTAATTTATTTTTAAGGCGATCTTGTGGTCGCCTTTTTTGTTTTAGCGTGCTTAAGCGTCGATGATTGGCGGTTGTGAAGTGTTTAATCACATTTGGCATTGATAGCGTTTGCGCATACCTCGTTACACAATAAGCGTTAAGTTTGGTTTTGCTTAAGGAGCAGAGAATGTCAGAAGAGTATTTGCACGGTGTCAGAGTCAATGAAATCACAGAGGGCGTGCGCAGTATTCAAACGGTGTCAACCGCGATTATCGGTTTGGTTGCGACAGCAAGTGACGCAGATGAAGAAACATTCCCTTTGAATAAGGCGGTGTTGTTGACCAATCCGCAGGCTTATATCGCTAAAGCCGGTAAAAAAGGCACTTTAGCACGAGCGTTGGACGGCATTGCCGATATCGTGAATTGTAAAGTGATTGTGGTGCGTGTGCCAGAATCAACACACGATGAATCAACAGAATCAGAAGAATATACGGCAGAGATGAACGCCAATATTATCGGTATCACCGATGAAAACGGCAATTACACCGGAATGAAGGCGTTGCTTACGGCATCGGTTAAATATGGGATTAAACCGCGTATTTTGTGCGTGCCGAAGCACGACACCAAAGAAGTTGCGGTTGAATTGGCAGCGTTAGCGGCGAAGATGAACGCCTTTGCGTATCTCTCTTGTTACGGTTGCAAAACCAAAGAGGAAGTCATTACTTATCGCAAGAATTTCTCACAACGTGAAGTGATGTTGATTTTTGGTGATTTTATCTCTTTTAATCCGATCACGTTGCAAAACGAGGTGGATTATGCGGTGGTGCGTGCGGCGGCAGTGCGCGCTTATTTAGACAAAGAGCAGGGTTGGCATACCTCAATTTCTAACAAGGCGATCAACGGCGTTTCCGGCGTGACCAAAGAGATTTACTTTGATATTAACGACAGTTCAACAGACGTGAATTTCTTGAATGAAAAAGGGATCACTTGCTGTATCAATTATAACGGTTTTCGCTTCTGGGGCTTGCGCACCTGTTCGGATGAGCCGAAATTTAAATTTGAGGTTTACACTCGCACCGCACAAGTGTTGAAAGATACAATTGCGCAATCCTTTGACTGGGCAATGGCTAAGGATATGTCAGTGACGCTTGTGAAAGATATTATTGAAGGGATCAATGCAAAATGGCGTGATTTAACCACTAAAGGAATGTTGATGGGTGGCACGGCTTGGATTACGGCAGATCTCAATTCAAAAGAGAATCTATCAGACGGTAAGTTGACGATTGATTATGACTATACACCGGTGCCGCCGTTGGAGCAGTTGGGCTTTAATCAACGCTTTACTGATAGTTATCTTGTCAACTTTGTTGATAGTGTGAATAGGTAAGGAGGGGGGAACAATGGCGATGCCAAGAAAATTAAAAATGATGAATTTGTTTGTTGACGGCAATAAATACGCCGGACAGGCAACAGAGATCACGCTGCCGAAGTTGGCAATGAAGACGGAAGAGTTTCGCGCCGGTGGAATGATTGGTGCGGTGGATGTTAATTTGGGGCTGGAAAAGCTGGAGTGCGAGGTCAAAATGGGCGGCTATATGACCGAGTTTATTCGCCAATTTGCCGGTGGTATTTCCGGCACGCCGTTGCGTTTTGCCGGCAGTTATCAGGATGATGAAACCGAAGAGGTGACCGCAATTGAAGTGGTGATGCGCGGACGTTTCACTGAAATTGACAGCGGCAACAGCAAGGTGGGCGATGACACCGAGCAGACCTTCAAAGCTGCGTTGACTTACTGCAAATTATTGGAGAATGGGCGTGAAATTTTTGAAGTGGATATGCTGAATGCGATTTTAAAAGTGGACGGCAAAGACAAATTGGCAGAGCATCGCAAGGCGATTGGGCTTTAAGGATGATTTTTGATATAGGTTAGCTTAATGGAGAAGACAGAATGAAAAAACAAAATGAAGTGGCGACGGTTGCGGCGGCAGAAAATGAGAATGTGAAAAAAGTGGCATTGACACAGGGGTTAAGACGAGGCGACACCACAATTGATGAAATTGAGGTGTTCCGACCAAATGTGATGTCGTTAAAAGGCTTGAAATTAATTGAGGTGTTGAGTGCGGATGTGAATGCGATTGGGGTGTTGTTGCCACGCATTACTTCGCCAAGTTTAAGCAAAGCGGAAGTGCAGGCATTGGATGTAACAGATTTTGTGGAATTAACGACGGCGGTGTTGTCTTTTTTCAACAACAAGGACGAGACGGAAACGATGTACGCTTAACCGTCACCGAAACGGTTGAAGATGCCATTGCGGATATTGCGTTGGTGTTCGGTTGGCAGCCGAGCGAGTTTCAGCAAATGACGCTGGAAGAATTGATGCAATGGCACGAAAAGGCGGTGAACCGTTATCAATATTTACAGCCAAGATGGGAATAGATGATGTTTCAGCAGTTTGCACTTGCGGCGTTGGGGGTGTTTGTTTTTATGCGGCATACCACGCCGTTTCAGTCGTTAAGCCGTGAAGTGAGTTGGAGGCATCCGACCAATTCCGTGATTGGTGCGATGCCGAAAACGCAATTTTTAGGCAAAGAGGGTGAGCGTATCAGCTTGCAAGGGCGGTTAGCACCTGAAATTACCGGTGGTCGCATTAGTCTGAAGATGTTGGAAACAATGGCAGAGATGGGCGATGCTTACCCGTTGATTGACGGTGCCAGTTTTGCGTTGATGGGCTATTTTGTGGTGGAGAAAATCAGCGAGGAACGCAGTGAGTTGTTTGGTGATGGTGCGCCGAGATTAATTGATTTTAGCTTGACTTTGAAACGTGTGGATGATCCGTTGGCAGTGCGTCTTTCTGAAATGGTGATGAAATATTTATGATGTGGGGCAACGGTGGGCAGCGGCAACCGATATTTAAATTGACGGTAACCACGAAGCAAAACAACAGTGAGAAAGAGATTACGCAGATTATCAGTGAACGCTTGATAGCGGCAACGTTGGATGATAACCGCGGCTTTGAAGCGGATATGTTGTCTATCCAGTTAAGCGATCACGATGGTTTGTTGGCATTGCCGCCGTGTGGGGCAGTGTTGCATTTTTGGTTGGGTTTTGCCGACAGTGGATTGGTGGATAAAGGGCGTTATTATGTTGAAGAGATTGAATTCAGCGGTGCGCCTGATACGGTGACATTGCGTGCCAGAGCGGCGGAATTGAGCGGCACGTTGTCCACGCGATATGAGCGTTCTTATCATCAGATTAAAATTAAGACGTTGGTTGAGCAGCTGGCTGCGGAAAACAAGTTAAAGCCGCTTTGTGATGCCGAGTTGGGCGAGCAGGTGATTGCGCATTTAGACCAGCAGAACGAAAGCACGATTGATTTGTTGATGCGCTTAGCGACGGAATATGATGCGATTGCTACCGTGAAAAACGGTTATTTATTGTTCTTTTTTGCCGGCGCAATGCAAACGGTGAGCGGTAAGCCGTTGCCGTTATTGCAGTTGAGTAAAAGACAGGGGGACAATTATCGTTTTGCGCAAAATGAGGGGGAGAATTATAAGGCGGTGCGCGCTTATTATTATGACCCTGACAGCGGTAAAAAAGGCGAAGTGGTGATTGATGAGAACAGTCAAATTGAGCGTCAACATCGTATCACTAAAACCGGTAAGCAGAGCAAAGCCAAGCATAATGTGTTGGTGCAGACTAAACCGGTAACCAGTGATGCCGAGCAGATCAAGACGATACGTTTCACTTATAAAAGTTATGCGAGAGCGTTGACCGGCGCGAAATCTGCTTATGATCGGTTAAAGCGTGGGGTGGCGAGTTTTTCGATGACGCTTGCTGAAGGAAATCAGGAGATTATTCCGGAAATGCCGTTGAAGTTGGTTGGCTTTAAGCCGATGATTGACAGCACGCAATGGATTGTTACCAAGGTGACGCACAGTTTGGATGACAACGGTTACACGGCACAGATTGAGTGTGAAGTGAAGCCAAGCACGCCGCAAAATGATGAGCATTAAAAGCGTTTGAGTCGTTGTTTGAAAAAGGCTTTTAATTGCGTTTCTGACCAATCCTGATCAATCATTGCCGAACAATCCGCACCGCTTAACGCTAAACGATAGCCACTTGCACTAAATCTCTTTTGTATTTCTACGGTTTTAAAACGATGAAATAGCCAAGCATTTTTGTCAGCGGTGTAAATCTCACATAAATATTCCGCAATATAGCGGGCGTATTCGGCGGAAAATAGATCGCGCCAGATGTGAAAGGTGAGTTTATAGGGGCGGTAGTCGATGTTGCGGTTCAGCTGTTCGGTGACGGAATAACGCGGATTCACTAAGCCTTTGATATCGGCAAATTCCATTGATAGCGAACGTGGCAGCGGTGCAGCGGCGGCGAACAGTGAAGTGAGTGCAACTGTTGTGACAGCGATAGTGGCGATGCGTTTTTCTATGCTTTTTTTAATCATTGTTTTTCTCTTTTGGGTGGTGTACGTATATCAATCAGCGTACATTATGTAATTTGCTGAAATTAATTTGTTAATGATATCAAACATCAAGCGTAAAAGTTTATATTAATTCACAGCATTGAGATGTAGGTTTACTAGTGGTGTGGGGTTGGCGAAACATAAAAAAGCGGTCGATTGACCGCTTTTTTAAATATATTGTGCAAATACCTTTCTTAAACAACAAATATTAATAGGTTTCTGATTTAACCCTTCTGCTTCAAGTTGCTCATTATAGCAAATATCATATAAGGTGCTTAGTGGTTCGCCCTCTTTAGCATTAAGCAAGTTAATCTCTTTTTCTACTTCGATTAATATCGTTTCACTCTCAATTGGAAAAACAAGTTTATTTATTAAATCAGTGAGCTCTTTTACATTTTCTTTGTGGATAAATACTTTTTCATTGAAATTAATAACAAGAGAGCAAGCGGAAATAATTGTAATTAAAAAAGCAAAAATTAAGCTAACCAACTCATATTGTTTAAATAACGTTACTATAACAGAAGAACCAAAAAGCAATGATAGAATATTGCTAAAATTATCCCATCGTTTAAAGAATCGCTCTCTCTTACTGTTATAACGTATTGAAATCATTAAATCAAAACGTAATTTTTTTGCTTTAAGTTCTAGTTCATTTTCTGTCATTTTCTTTATTTCCTTCATCATATGGGTTAGGTCTCTTACGACGAGTAAAATGGTTATCATCGCAATTACCATAGTGTAGAAGGAATGTATTACTAATTGTTTTTTTCATAATGTTAATTTACTTTTTACCATTAAAGGGGCGATTCGTGTCATTCGCTCTTCTTTTTAAGAGCTCCTCTATTATTTTTTTTCTCTGTATCTTATCCAATTCCTCATCATAAGGATTTTTGCGTTTTCTATATGTTTCTAACGATATTGAACATTGGGGCTGTAGATTCATTGACTGTAATTTCCTGTTAACGACAAATACTCTCACACGGCACGCCGTCTTTATCTCTATCAAGGCGAGATAAGCCGCACTGTTCTAAATGGTATTTAGCCTCTTCACAAGTGCGCATTTCTTTACAGTAGCGTTTGCCGTCGTCGCAGCTATATTCTTGTTTTGCGGCAAGCACAGACTGGGTTAATAATAATGCACTGATGATAAGTAGTAGTTTTCTCATAAGATTCACCTATTTTTTAATTAAAAACTGAACATATTTATTTAACGTTGTTTCGTTATACATCAACTCTTTATATTTATCTGAATGGCTTAATCCAGCTGTCAAAATCTCACTATCTGTCTTCAATACAACTAAATCATTAAATGACGATGCTATATTAAATTTATTCAATGCTTCTAGAGCTTTCTCTCTAGTAACAGTAACTGGTTTTATTTGATAGATATTTTTCAATAATTTAGATGAATCCATATCAACAGGAATAGATGAAACTGTCACTTTATCAAGATTAGAATAAGTAAAAGTGTTATAAACGGCGTATAAGAATGCTCGATCCACCGTATTTTTTATCACTTCTTTATCATCATTTGCTAAAACGACAGGTGATATTCTTAGTTTCAATGGTTTCTTATTCTCAATTTTTAAAGAATTGTTTTCATTGTAGTAATCACCAAAGCTATCAAAAATATCAACTGCATTATCAAATTGAACTACTCCAACATCATTTTGAGTAAATTTATAATCTTTTAACTCTTCTTGTGGAGTAAGTGCATAAGTATTAATACTGAATAATAAAGCAAAAAATAAAACTAACTTTTTCATCTTAAAGATCTCTTGGGTTGATTGGTAAAACTCTGATAAATTTGCCGATAATCTGTGCTGTGTCAAACAGATTACCGTCAATGTCGAAATCTGGGTAAAGCGGATTGTCAGATAACGCTTTATAAACGTTGGTAGGCAGCAACATCAGGCGTTTAATATAGGTTGCCCCATTAAGAGCGAAAATATAAATGCCCTCGGTGTTATAATAGTTAATAGATGCATCAATAAATACTAAATCGCCTTTCTTAATTGTAGGTTCCATTGAATCCGTCGGAACAGTAATTAAAAACAAGTTGTCGGCTTTTTTCTTGCCAACAATATCAGCCAATCCTTGTGGTGAGAAATAGATTGAGCGAATTATCTCCGGATAATCTTCATTTTCGAACCCTTTTGTTGCTGCTGCCGCTTTAACATCAAGTTGATTAATGCAGTAATAGTGTTCATCGTCTGATTCGGAACTGATGAGTGTAGAAATATTCATATTTTCTGAATTTTCATATTTATCTAGTTCAGCTGGATTAGTTATTCGTATATCGTCAAACTTATTCCCTTCTCCAGTTTTTAACCAAATAGGATTAACCCCACTGACAATAGCTAAGTTAAGGATATGACTTGCTGGAACTTTATTATTTGTTTTCCAGTTTGAAATACTACTTTTACCGATTTGTAGATAATTAGCTAAATCAGTTTCTCTTTTAAAATCGCTAACTTCAAGCATTCGCCTGATTATTGCTTCGGCTTTAGTTTCTTTTTTGTCATTCATAATCTAAAAAATCCATAAAAACAAATTGACAGGTTCATAATAAATGAACCAACATAGTTCATATAGAATGAACATATTGAAACAATGTAAACATTCTAGCATAAAGGATGGAGGTAATCACTTAATGAAATTAGAAAGGATCACAGAAATGAAAATCAAAATGCGGTGATTGCTGTGCGTGTTTCTGTTGATTTTAAACAGAAACTTGAACAGTTAGCGAAAGCCGATCATCGAAAATTGGGCAGCTTTGTTAGGCTGAAGTTGGAGCAGATGTTTAATGAAATTCAAAATTAAGCATTCAAGTTTATAAAGGAAAGGTGCTGTAAATGAAATCTTTAAATTCTACCCCTTATTCTTCTGACGATAATAAGGATTCATTAAATCAACAGGACGGTAATCATCTAAAGGTATATCCGCTTCTAGCATTGAATGAATTGCAAGGGCAAGCGCGACAAGTTGATCGGCTTGTTTATGCAAGCCCTGTTCGTGAAGCCGGCGAATTGTCCGGCGAAGGTGCCAAGCCACGTCAGCAGGTTGAAACAGATTTGTCTTTAAACCTAATTCGTATAATTGGCGAAGCCTTTTATCAGAAAAATCTTGTGCAGCCCAATGCGTCAGGGAATCCGTCAGCGCAGCACAAAAATGCTGATATGCCGGTTTATAGAAACGTGCCGTTTTCTCTGGTTCTGCGGTTAAGTCATCATTTGGGGTTGCCGTTAGATGGGGAAATAAGTTGTTATCGCCAAATGGCATTTTTTGCTCCTGTGGTGGATGCGTTAGATGAAAAAACAATGGATGTGGCGGTTGAGTTGATCCAGTTGTTGATTTTAACAGCAGCTGTCAAGCGTTTTCAAGTGGTGACGCCAATTCCCAATGCGGTGATCCGTAATAAGATTGCGGCAATTGTTGAGGACGTGTTGAAAAATTTTGAGTTTGAAATAAGAGGTGCGAATGGCAACTATCGACCATCGCTGCGCGAATTGCGGCAGTGCAAATTTAAGAGTGCGATCATCAGAAAAAGTGGGGTTGTTGGTGATTAATGTGACGCTGTTTTGCAACAACTGCGGCACGAAGTTAGATGTGATAAGCCAGATTACTCGGGTTTCCACACCGACTTATCACGAGCGACCGGAAGCACTGCGCATCAATAAGCCGTTGCTGCAGACTGATAACAAAACGTTGGATATGTTTGAAGACGAACAACAGTCGTAATTCTTTTTAATTAACCATTGTGCAAATTATCGCCTTTTTTGGTAAGGGCGGGTTTTTTGCACCCTAAATTTGAGGATTTGAACAATGATTAGACAAAAATCAAGCAAAAAAGTGGTGGCTCGCAACAAAAAGCGTGTGAGTTACTTTGAGTTAATAAAACGTGTTGAGGCGGTGGAGCGTGCTGTGTTGCAACAACATCGGATGAACAACTATTTAACCAGTCGTAACGATATTTTTAATTTGGCAAATGAGAATTTGCAGCAGCGTGTAACGGATTTGGAGCGGCAGCCGAGAACCTTTTTGCAGTGGTTGTTTGCGAAATTAGGGCGGTAAGTTAGGCGATAACGTGCGAGGGCAAGCGATGAGTAGTTGGGCAGAAATTCACCGCATTTTAGGTGAGTCGGAATTTGCGGCGGAACGTCAGTTTGAGAAGTTGTCGCATATGCAAAAAGTGGCACTTGCTAATGTGGCAAGGGTGCAATTTAAGGCACATTTGCGTGACTACTCTGCGCTTGAGCGCGAAAAAATCGGCAATGCGGTGCGGTTGATGAAGATGGTTTCTAAAACTTTTCAGCAGCCGGTGCGGACAAAGGATTTTAGGGATGTTGATTGGAGTGTGAGTTATGAAAATTGATAAAGCGATGGTGGCAGCCAGCAATTATTACTTGTTTGAAAGGGCGTTGGGTTATTTGGGGTTGTGTAAATTTCGCCCTCGCAGTGAGCGGATTAAGTTGCTGACCAGCGCGGGGCGTTATCGGCGTGAGGCGTATCGTTTCGGGCAGTTGTTGAAAGCATTGAATAGTTAATTGGCTTAATTGGCAGATTGAAGAGGAACAGGCAATGAGTGAGAAAGTGTTTTTTGATGTGTATGGCGATCGTTTTTATGTGCAGCGTGCGGAGCGTGGCAACGGTTATCAGCGCGTTAATTATCGGTTTGATGTCAAGATCGGCAGATGGGTACAGCACGATGTGGTGGAATATGCACATTTTGATGATTTTTTGTTGGATGCGTTGCGTGAGCAGTTCAGCAAGACAGATCGTTCACCGCTTGAGATATTTGATGTCGCCGACGTGATGATGAAGCAGATGACAGAATCAGTGATCAAAGTAAGGGATTTATAAAATGACACGTTATGCCACTATTAAACAGGCTGCCGATTATGTGCAGGTTGAACGTGTTGCGCCGGCAGGATTAACGCCGGTGCAGTATCAGCTGTTTAATTGTGGCGATGAGGATATTTTCCGTTTCGGCATCAGTAAAATTCAGGGCTTGCCTGATTCATTAAGCAAATATTTTGTGAATCGCTATTTGAGGCTTTTCCGCCAAAGTGGGCGGTTTGCTGCAAACACTTGGCTGCGCACCACCTTGGACAACGGGGTGCTTGAGCGTGTTGAGGCGGTGCTTAAACGTCACCCGATCAGCAAAAGTGTGATCAAAACCACCGCAAAATGTTATCAGATTGATGATGACGGCAACCGCATTAAAGGGGCGTTAAAAGAGGTCGCGTTGCACGAGTTTAATCGGCAGGATGTTGAGCGTTTTGCCGCACGGATGGCAGATGAGCAATTTGTGCTTTATCAGGATTTTGTTGAACGTGAATTGGAAAATTGCACCGATAAGCAGGCGATTGATGCCAAGTTGAAAGCGTTGTATTACAAATTGGCGAGATTGACCGAGCTGAAAGGTATTACACCGCCGTTTTGGCATAAATATCATATCGGCAAGATTTTGCGCAAAGAGATCGGTGCGGCGATTTTGAAGATGTGCGATGAAGATTGGTGGGTTCGTCAACTTTGGCAAAAACGATCTTATTTGCGTGAGCATTTGGCGATTGCGGTCGGTCAGGTGCAGGCGAAAGCCAGTCCGTATGCCAGCTTTGAAGCCGTGGCAGAATGGCGTTATCAACGCCGCAAAAATACAGATTTTATCAAGCAGATGCAGCTGATCAACGAGGATGATGAAGCGGAAATTATCGGGCTTGATGAGATGTTTTATAAGACAGTGTCTAATCCTGCCGTACGCCGTTGCGAGCTGATGAACCGTATGCGCGGTTTTGAAGAGTTGGCAAAAATTTATGGTTATGTCGGCGAATTTTATACCTTGACTGCACCCTCCTCTTATCACGCTATCCATTCTAAAGGCGGTTTTGTGAAAAACTGGAACTTTAGCAATCCACGTGATACGCAAGATTATTTATGTCAAGTCTTTGCCCGCATTCGGGCAGCATTAAAACGGCGTGGTATTAATATTTTTGGCTTTCGTGTGGTTGAGCCGCATCACGACGGCACGCCGCATTGGCATATGTTGTTTTTTATGGAGCAACAGCACGTGGATACCGTGCGGGCAATTTTTGCGAAATATGCGCTTGCCGAAGACGGCAATGAAGCCGGTGCGGAAGAACACCGTTTTACCGCAAAAGCGATTGATTGGGAGAAAGGATCAGCGACCGGTTACGTTGCCAAATATGTTGCGAAAAATATTGATGGCTATGCGTGTGATGATGATGTGGACGATGAAACCGGTGAGAAGTTGAAAGATATGGCGAGGAATGTGTCGGCGTGGGCGTCTAAGTGGCACATTCGGCAGTTTCAGCAAATTGGCGGTGCGCCGGTGTCGGTGTGGCGTGAGTTGCGCCGTCGTCACGGGCAGTTAGTCGGTGATCAGCAGATAGATGCGTTAATTCAGGCGGCAGATGATGGCGATTGGACGAAGTACACGCAGTTGCAAGGCGGTGCGTTTGTCAGTCGTAAGGAGTTGGTGGCGCGTTCCGCTTATGAGGAACGTGAGCCGAATAAATATGGTGAGATTAGCAAGAAAGTGATTGGTGTTTTCAACCAGTTGAAAGCAGGGGTTGAGGTGGTGTTGACGCGTTTGAAGCGGTGGCGTTTGGTGCGGAAGCAGGATAAGGCACAAGCGTCATCAGACGCTCAATTAATATCGGCGCGTAGCGCCGCTTGGAGTTCTGTCAATAACTGTACGGAGCAAAATTTAAACAATTATCAAGAGGAGGTATGTTCGGGTGAAAAAATAAACGATGTAAGTGATGAAGAACGTTTGTCGGCGTTGATCAGTCGCAAACGTGATTGGTTATTGAGCAAGAAAATTCGTTTGACTGACGATCAGTTTGTTTATTTGGCAAAACATCGGCGCATCAGAATCAGTAAAACGGAGGTGTTATCTTGCGAAATGGATGAATTGCGGATTTTGCAGAGTGAGTTTTGAGATTAATTTAAGGAGTATAAAATGGAAACATTGAAATCAAGCAATGCGGTAAATAAACAGTTGTTAAATATTGATGAAGTGCGGGCAATAACCGGGTTTTCGACCACGACAATTTACAAGTATGTGAAAAGAGGGGGAGTTTCCTGCACCTAAAAAATGTGGTGGACGGGCAGTGAGATGGCGGCTGGCAGATATTCAGGCGTATATTGAGGCTTAGTTTGTTCGTTTTTTGTTGTGAAAGTAAAAGTTATCGTCTCATTGCGGCGATAACTTTTTTATTTTTTGTTAGGCAACAATTTTCAAAAATTTTTTATTTGTTGTAGTTTTGCATTTATTTATGTAGTCTCCCCATTTTTGCAGTGCTTTTTTTCGATGCGGCAAATAGTCAGCTTCATTGTAAACTCCTCTGATGCCTTTGATTGTATGTGCTAAACAGGCTTCAACTACATCCGGCATTATGCCTATTTCGTGCAGGTATGTGCTGGCAATTTTTCGTAATCCGTGTGCTGTTTGTTTGTCTTTATAGCCCATATTGTCTCTAATTGCTTTGTTGGCAGTTTGGCTATTCAGATGCTTTGTTTTTGTTCTGTGGCTTGGAAACAGGAACGGTGAATTTGCGGAAATTGTTTTAATGCGTTCTAATAGACTTAAGGCTTGAGTTGATAGTGGCACTAAATGCGCTTTGTTTTGATTGGCTTTAGTTTGTTTCATTTTTTCAGCCGGGATAGTCCACAGTTTTTTTGAGAAATCAATTTCCGTCCATTCAGCAGTAACCGCTTCATTAGGGCGTACCATTGTTAATAGTTGCCATTGGATAAGGTATTTTGTTAATAGATCAATATTTGAGTTTTCTAACTTGTCTAAGAATGTTGGTAATTCATCTGGTTTAATGTTTGGGTTTTTCCCTCTGCCTAAAGGTTCAAAAGCGGTGCTGATTTTTTCACAAGGGTTAACAGGGATCAGAAACAGGGAATAGACTGCATAATTTAAGATGGCGTTCAGCAATTTAACGCTTTTCCTGTACATTTCCGCTTTTCCTTGTTTATACGGCACTTCTAATGCTGTTTTTGCTAAAATGGGTTTGATTTCGTCAATCGGGTAATTGCCAAGGGTAGGCATTAAGTAAAGTTCAATAATACGCCAGTATTTGGAGAGCGTGAGCGGTTTGATGCTTTTTGCTTTGCTGTTTTTCCAGCTTTCCGCAACGTTTTTGAATGTATTCGTTATCCGTTGTTGTTCTAGTTGTTTTATTTGTTTTTCGTGTTGTTGTGGATCAATTTGTTGGGCAAGCAAAGAGAGATATTGGTCACGTTGTTGTCTTGCATATTGTAATGTCGTTTCAGGGAATCTTCCTAGTGTCAGCAATGCTGGCTTTTTTGTATAAGGGCGTTTGTATCGGAAACGCCATACTTTTAAGCCGTTAGGTTTCACTAGTAAATAAAGACCTCTCCCATCAGTTAAAGTGTAATCCTTGTCTTTTGGTTTGGCATTGGTGATTTTTGTGTTGGTCAGCTGTTTAACTATGATTGCCAT